AACAACATCATAATTAAAAATTCTAGAGTTCAACCACCAGACAACACCCGCAAATTCGACAAAAAGATACTGAAGCACAGAAATGTCAGCTCAGATGCGAGCTGATCAGACCGAAGAGTCAGAGCCGCATGCAGCTGTCCAATTTGTTCGCGAGCTAGTGTCTGAAGTGCATCAGGATCTCAGAGGCTTTGACTTTGATGAGAACAGCTTTGCACCTCTAGAGCACGAGTCTGAAGAAAAACTGGTACATGCACCACTCGATGCTGATGAAGTCAAGTCAGTACTCTTTGGTGGCGACTGGGATGACGCACTCATTGACTTTGATCTAGAGGATGCTATGGGAGAACTAGTTATGGATGAGTCTACTTCATTCGGCCTTGACGAGCTTATGAATCTAGAAGACCTTCTGCCAGAGTTCTTTACAAATGAGACGCGAGATTTAGCAGCCACGCGAATGCCATATGTGCCTCCTCCGGTGCCTGCTCCAGCTTCCACTAGTACTGACTTTGGCCCCGACATGTTCACTAGATATCAGCGGTCAGCGGGAGTCGTGTCGTTGATGATCGACAGTTCTGATGGTCTCATATATGCACATGATGCACAAAGAGCCTATATTGTCGGCAGAGCTTGCAATGAGGCAAGATTCGCTAAGTGCACCATCAAAGACGAAGACTACGTGCATCTAGCGTGTGTGTACAATGAAGAAGTGAAGTACAAAGGAGCTGGTCTTGGATTCAGCGTGTTCCTACACTCGCTTGCTTCCCTAATCATAGCAAAAAATTTCTCTGACTCGATACTGGAGACGCCTGATGGCAGTGACGTCGAGACCAGCGTCGGTACTTTTGAGATAACAGGCAGACGGATGCTAGAGAGAGAGACTTATAGCGACTACGTCATTGACAAGTATGCACTGACTTCTCTCTTATGTGAGGGCGAAGACTATGACGAGTTCATTCGACTTAGCTGGATGGAGGACTCTGGAGACTATAGGATGTTCGATGACTATGCACTGAGCCAGCCGGATTCGCCGTATACTCCGCTCGCCAACCAGCTATTTGATTGTTCGAAACACACGCAGAGGTCACACTATCAGTTCTTGTCAAAGTGCGTGCAATACTGGCTTGTTAACAAAGACTGGATCATAGCCCAGGATGGGAAAGTTGCTTGGCAAGTTGCCTCTGATCTTTGTACGCAGCTTGCATTGCGGTTCAACGGCTATAACCCCATCTCCGGTGAGAAGGCATCCGGTCGTGCTCCAGTCCCTTACAGAGTATTGCCTCGTGCTGCAAAGATACCTGTACTTCAGGAAGAGATGATGTCTGCAGTAATCACACCCGGCATGGTAAAGGGATGGTCAAGTTATAAAACACAGAAGTCTGACTATGACCCTGAGTTGCTTCTCAGCAGGAAATGCGCGAACCCTAT